AAAGCTGAGGTGCGAAAGCGCAGCGCAGAAGCTCCTGAACCTGCTGTTATTGCAGGGCTTGAAACAGCCGCAATTATTGCAATCGCTAATTTAGTAATTGGCGTTGGCCTAACTGTTGTTTCGACGCTGCTAAGACCAAAGCCATCATTTGACCAAAACGAACCAGGCAGACCGCCCGAATTAAGGGCGACAAGTAGCGGCGGCCAAACAACAACACAGAACCAACGCTTTGCGCCAAGATACGGCTTCAATTCAACGCAAGAGATTTCAACTTTAGGATCAATTATTCCGCTTGTTTATACAAATAAAGAAACGATTGCATCTATTGTCTATGGCGGCGTTCGAGTTAATACGCAACTGCTCTGGTCGCAAATTTATAGCCTGGGTGGATCGCAGATGCTACGGGCGATCTTTCTGGTCGGTGAGGGACCAATAGCCGCTATTGAGCCCAGCAATTTTGCGTCTGGTGGCAATACTTTAACTAGCTATGACTTTGGCAATACAACTGCCAACCAGATTGGTTCGAGGATGGCAGTATACGCAAGATATGCAAGTGGTCTTACAACGCGCATTGCACCAGGAGATCACGTTTACGGGCGAAGTGCAAGCGAAGACGTAGGAAATAGCAGCAACTTAGCCGGTTCAGAAGTGTTTGGCGTTCGTGTCAGAAATGATATAACTCAGCATTTTTGCGCGACTCAGAAGCCAGCTAACCAGACAACATTTGGTGTGTACGCTTTTTGCGGCAATGATTTTGGGATGCGTCCTAATCCAACGTTTGAACCGCAGGTACGGGCACAGCTGCTACCTGAAGGCGACGAGGGAAAGACTGAAGTTAAATGCGTATTAGACGAGGCAAAATACGCAAGCCGCAAAAAGGCTCAAGCATTTTATGGATCGCGCAGCGGGATCACGTCTTCAGGGCTGGGAGCTATCGGTGGCACAACCACTTATAAGCTTTTTTCTTCAAGTGACAAGGACACTACTTTTAGTCGTGACATTGAAGATCTTACAAATACAGGTTCATGGGTAATCGAAAAAGAGCTAATTACTCCAGAAACTCCAGCGGGTTATGTAAAGCAGTTTGACACAGGATCGGGCTCCAACAAAAAAGCTGTTTCTCGTTTCAAAAGCAGCAACATTGAAAATTTAGCTCAAAGCCTTCTAAACAGGCTGAGTGTAAGCATTACTACAGTAGTTGTAGGCAATAGCGTTACTGTTGCATGGCCGGGAACTACCATAATTGACGCCACAAACGTAGCGGGATCAAATAAGGCATATATTGCCGTGAATATTTCTTTTAATAGCAGCGGTCTGGACAGCATTAGTAACAACAACGCAGTTGACACAGAGCTTGAATTACTCAAGGCAAGTAAGTTTAAGCTTAGATTTAAAAATGATCTTACCGCTGACGATCCCGAAGATGACATAAAAGTAGTTCAGTTTCACAAAATCCTTGTAGAAGACGACACCCAGCAAGAAATCGGGCTTACAGCTCCTTCGTATTCAGGGCCTTCTCTTTCTACAAGCACAACAAGCATTGACGGGACAACTGTGCTAACCAGTGCGTCGATGAGCAGCGGCTCTGTTACGTTTTCAGAACTTGACGTTACGACAACTCAACAATACCCAACGTTTAAATTTGATCGTAGTACTGCGAGTTGGCAGGGTCCAGGGACGACTAGCAACTCATTCACTTTTGTAAGTTGGTTTTCTATTAAAGACGCATATGTCGAGAAATGCAAGGACATTGCATCTGTCGTCGCAGGCCGTCAACAAAGCTGGGATGATTCTATTGTTGTAGGAGAGTTGTATAAAATTGGTACTGGATTGGCAATTTGTACTAACAGAACCAATGGACCATTTAAGTCTGAAGTTGACGGAGCGACACTAACTGTTGAGGCAACATTCAAAACAGTCCGTACCGGAGTCGTTAGCACAAATAGTCAATCACAAATAGAAAAAGACGGCGACACATGGCTTAACCAGTCGCTTGCTGGTAGTGGTCCTGAGCCTCGTAATGTCGCAACAACTGATGGCCATATTATGCGTTGTGCTATTGCAAGCGTATCAACAACAAGGCCGTGTAAAACAGTTGAGTTTGGCATCAGATCTACCTTAGGCACACGCATTAACGGGCTAACTAATTTTGACACTTCCAAGGGTTATGACGAGTGCGATAACCGTGCGTGCTTGGATTACAAAGGAAATATTTTAAACGAAGGCACGGTTTTATACACTGACATACATTCTTCAAACCTTGTTTCAACAACTACTGAACGGTATAGTTTTTTCTACATTAGCTATCGAGTCGCCGGAACTTCTGGAGCATTTACCCGCCTAAATAACGCATACGGGATTCGGGGCGCAACGTCACAACAAATATTTAATTACATTCAGCTTGATATGCCTAGCGTCAAGCAATGGGAGTTCCAGATTGAACCGCTTACGGGATACGAAGTTCGCAATCATGTAACAAGTAATTTATACGTTTTAGACGCAAGTTACATATTTGGAACTACCCAACTGGTTTCGGAAACAGGTGGCGTTAGCGTGCTGTTTACAGGCGTACAAATCACAAAAAGTGCAGACACGTTTGCGATCAGCATTGGCCGCAGACCATCCGCTGAAGGGCAATTGAACTACCCACAAACAGATGCAGATTTCAGCAACGGCGATACTTCGTTAATAGACACTTGGGGCAAATTGGCTGAAAGTTTTGTGTATGAAGAAATTACATCTTCTGCCGAGACAGGGCCAGAACATGAAATTGTTTACATTAATGAGATAGTACCAAACTCTACTCAAGCAAATTACGACAACCTCGCATTAGTAGGCGTCAACATAAATTCGTCAGTGGAATGGCAACAATTCAATCAATTTAGTTGTTACGTGACTGGCGGTAAAACCTGCCGTCAACTGCGAAGCAACTTAGCTGTAGGAGCAACGCATTTGCTTCCAGATATTGTGCTGGATTTAATGACCAACAGCACCTATGGGAGAGGCGATTTAATTACCGACGACATGGTGAATTTCCCTGAGTTTACAGCTGCAGCTAATTGGTGTTACTCCCGCAAATATTTCTTTGACGGTGTAATAGCTGACAAGATTAACATTCGTCAATGGTGCGCTGATGTTGCAGCAACACACCTGTTGATTTTTGGCGAGTCTGACGGCAAGTTTTTCCTGCGTCCAGCTCTACAGTTCGATGCTGTGGCAATCACGGGCCTGTTTACTGCAGGCAATATCGTCGAAAATAGCTTCAAGCTTCAGTATTTTGATCCTGAAGAACGCGACCCGATCCAGGTGTCGGTTCGTTACCGCGAAGAACGCGCAAGCACAAACCTGGATAATCCAGGCATGTTCCCGACCGTTCGCGAAGTGTTGGTGCGTGAATCATCAGCGAGCGAGACGGTATCTCTAGAAACCATAGATATGTCTGACTATTGCACCAGCCGACAGCATGCCATTGATGCTGCCAAATTTGTGGCCAGGATGAGGCGCATTCCTACTCATACTGTTTCGTTCACAACAACGCATGAAGGCGTTTTGATGGCAATGGCACCGGGCGATTACATCAAGGTAGGCATGGATGCAACTGAATACGATGAGTTTAATAACGGCGTCGTAACGCCTGAAGGTGCATTGGTCAGCACAAAATCATTAGCTGATGGTTCCTATGCCGTAATTGCTTGGAACGGTGACGCCGATACAACACCAGCAGACACCACGCTGGTTGTCAGTAACAGCGGCAAAACTGCAACACCTACAGGAGTTGTGTTTACCGTTAAGCTTCCCAGCACACAGGTTCGCACTTATCAGATTGAGCGCATAACGCCAACTGAAGAGGGCACGTTTACAATTGAAGCAGTACACATGCCAACCAACAGCTCAGACATTCTGGAGCTAGCAGATGGCTTCGATACCGCTGGTAACTGGAGCATTCAAGACTGATGGCGACAACATTTCCCAGCATTGCACCAACAAGACGCAGCTTTATTGCACCAACATGGCCCACTAAAACGCAAACTTCTCAATCCGGCGTGATCACCCGCAGGCTCTGGGGCAGCAGGCCAAGTAGTGCAAAACTTAGCTTGACATTTGGCAACGTCAACGACACCAACACAGCAGCAATCCTTAGCGCATACAACACAGCAAAAGGTTCAGTCGATAGCCTGACGCTGCCGACGCAGATATTTGCTGGAGCGGATGCGACCTTGGAAAGCTGGCTGAATGCCAGTGCCACAGGGGCCGGTTTGCTGTGGTCTTTTAGCGAAGGGTCGTCGCCACAAGTTGAAAGCGTCGCCCCAGGTCGTTCCAATGTGACTGTTGAATTGACGGCAGAGCTTAGAATGAGCTAACAGGAGTACAAAATGGCAGTCACCAGCACAACAGGCAACTTTGCGATCACCGGGCTCGACTCGACGGTTGTGGTTCGTGACGCAAGCATTGATATTTCACGCGACACACTGGAGACCACAAACTTAGGTGAATCAAGCAGGGCGTACGCAACGGGGTTGCGTGGTGCATCAGGTAGTGCAACTTTGCTCTACGAAAACAGTCTGCTTGATGATGTTTACGCCAAAATCAATACTGATTCGCAAGGTAGCATCACCGCAACGCTGACGCTGACCACAGGTAAGACGATTTCAGGCAGTGTGTTGATTACCAGTGTTGGTTCAACCGTGACTGTCGGTGACGTTACAAGCACAAATGTTGCATTTACGTTTACTGGTGACCTAACTATCTCCTCAACGTAATGGCAGTCCTCGGCACATTCGGCAAAGTCGTATTTAACCGTTCCGCACCTACGCCCGTTGCGGTTGATATTACTGCGCTTAATCAAGACAAAAATATCATCTCGCTGACGACAACAGGCTTCCGCAGTGGTGACCTGGTTGAGGTTGCCAGCATTGACAACTGGCCAAATGTAGATCTTACTTATCCGCCATTAGTGCCGAGCTATGCGGATGTTTTTGACTATCCAGATTATCCTGAACTTGTTGGCTATAGCACTGCATATCCGTCGGAGTTGCTGCGGCCATATCGGTGGTTGGCGACTGAATATAACGATGGGTTGACTACGGAGAGTGGTGATGTTATCGCTGTGCAACCGGCGGATAAAGACGCAACGCCATACCGCAATCGGTTGTACGCGCATGTCGACGTACTAAATCGTCTGTCGTTCTACCGCACTCGTGCAGCGGCGCTGGCTGGCGCGAACGACGTAACACGCGATGACATTGATCAATCTGACTTTACGCTGGACCCGACCGCTCCGATTGAACTGCGTTTGGTTAATGAGTGGAAGCTAGAAGCATGTTTGCAAGGATGGAATTTAAGTCTAAATTCAAACGAAATCGATACTACTGGTCTTGGCGACAAGTTTTTTGATGGTGTTAAATCACTAATACAAGGCGGTGGTTCGTTTGATTTCTTGGTTGAGCGCGAGGCAAACGACACTCGTAACACAGCAATTATTAATCAAAGCCAATACGCGAATGCTCGCTGCTTTGTTGACGTAGACCAAAATATAACTTACAGCAATGCGGATATTGTTGGCACTGCTGGCAGTATTGCAGACTACGGCCCGAACTACAACGATTCGAGCTTAGATGCGGGTGTGACCGCCTATGACAACGCAGATATTACGCCACGCAATGCGATCGCGGTTTGGTCAGCTCAAGCCTTAGCAACTGTCGGAACCAGTAATTTGCTGCGCTTGCTTTTGAATACAAATGAACAGTCTGAAGCCGAAGCTCAGTTTTGGATGATTGACAGCGATGTATTGAGTCGCGATAGCTACAGCAACGGGTTGGAGCCAGGCGATTTGTATTATCAAGCTCAGGTGATGCTAACAAGCAGTGCCGTCAGCGTTCGGGCGGCAGACGTAATCACTGGTTCAGCCAGCTTCGTCACTGTGCGAGACGTGCAGTTGTATGAAGGTTAGACTGTCTTTATATAGCGGCTGCACCATTAGCGCATGGCTAACGTCAAGATTTCCGAGCTAACGGCTCTTGCTCCGCCTGCTGCTGCCGACCTCGTGCCAGTAACAGACAGTAGCGCAAGTCAAACAAAACGCACCACTGTTGGCGAGATCGTCGGCATTATCAACGGTGATGTTGATGTGGCCGATGATGGAGCCGCAACCATCAGTGAACTACCAGTCTCCAAGTTGCAGGACGGTGCTGCTCGCCAACTTCTTCAGACCAATGCAGCTGGCACTGGCGTTGAATGGACCAGCAATGTTGATATACCTGGCACACTAGATGTCACGGGCATTGCAACGCTGGATGCCGCGCTGAATGTCACAGGTCTGGCCAGCCTTGACGGTGGCATTGATGTTGACGGTGCTTTTACGGTTGCCGACACCACCGGCAATATCTCCACTTCTGGCACACTCGGCGTCACCGGACAGTCCACGCTTGGCAGTGCTGCCGTTTCTGACCTAACAGATAATCGGGTTGTCATTGCTGGCGTTAGCGGTGAACTGGAAGACAGCCCCAACTTGACATTTAGCGGCACCGAGCTAGGCATCACTGGAACGCTCGACGTTAGTAGTGATTGCACAATCGGTGGCGATCTGACTGTTGAAGGAACGACAACAACAATTGAATCTCAAACGATAACAATTAAAGACAAAAATATCGAGCTAGGTGTTGTTGCATCGCCAACTGATGCCACTGCCGACGGTGGTGGAATCACGCTCAAGGGCGCTACT